ATACCATGTCTCACGTAAATAAGCCTCGGTCCCTCTATAGTTCAGGAACTCCAATTCCATTGCCGACTGGATCGTGCTTATCAGATAAATGGCATTATCGACTTTGTGCTTCTCACCAAAGATGAATAGCGTTGCACCTGACTTGTACATTTTGGTGCTGGTGAATATGGCGACACCCATCACTGCACCCACCACTGGATGCATCCGCTGGTTGCCCAATTGCATTTTCTCAGTGACGTATTCAGCGTCCAATATATCCGCATCTGTCAGCGTCATATTGTATTCGTGCTGGAGCTTCTGCATGGCCTCAGCCGCCGCTATTGCCTCGGCCTCAGTACAGCCATTTTCGACTGTACGCTGGGCAAATGCTCTGAGCTTTTTAATCACTGCTTTTCTGGTTTGTTCTGACATCTGATTGGTCCTTTCGTCAGTTGGTTAAATTTCGATGTAGACGATGGTGCTGGGCTTTAGCTGGATGCTGCGCCCTATGTCGTCACCATCAACGCAAGTAAAAGAGGCAGGGCCGAAGGCGTCCTTCCGATTGTAGTGCGCTCTGATGTAATACTTTTCAGAGGTGGGCTTGCGGCAAAACTCTTGCCCCTCTTTTACTTTGCGAAGCTCGACGGCCTTCAGCCCAGAAAAGATATCCTGAGCCATTTCGTTTAGTAGGTTTAAATTTGGTCCAGACATTTTGGTCTCCCTCTCAAAATAAATCTTGCTGATCGTTGTCATAGATGCGTTGCCATTTGTCATAAAATGCTTGCTCACGCTTTTTGCGTTCGATTTCTTGCAGCCATTCATTTTGGTTCCATTCATCAGCCTCATAATAATGAGCTTGGCTTGTGCTATCTTCGAAGCGAAGCGATTGGTTTTGATCTGTCATCGATCTGGTCCTTCGTTGGTTAAATTTCATTCAGGCACACTGCCCGTGACCGATAATTAGCACAGGGTCACGGTTTAGGTCCACAATTAATTGCGTTAATAAGACATTTAGTTAAATGGCCCTGAGAGGCGATATAAGAGCCACTGAGTGAGGGTAAAGGTTTTTAGGTGTATTGGGTCATAAAAAACGGTTCCCCCTATTTGTTCTCTTTTTGGTCTGAAAAGTTGGAACAAAGTAGAACAAAAAAAGACCCCGCCGAAGCGAGGCCAGTTCAGGGAGGGTTCTTTTTAGGTCTACTGTATTGTGGCCCCCCATTCTTCATCAGACGCATTTAGCTCGGCCTTAAATTCCATGCCCATATCTGCACCTGATAAAAATGCATTTATGGTGGTGCTTAGAGCTTGCCCCTGATGTTCAGGACATGAGGTCATAGCAACGTGAATACCTAGTGCCTCTGCCAATGCCCAAAGTGCCACTGGGCTGCCATCTTCTGGATCGTGCTTTGCGTCAAATTTTCTGACAGTATCGACTGCGGCCTTTTTCACAGCCAATATTTTTTTAGCGGTAATATCTGACATTATGCGGCCTCTAAAAAACGTGGGCTGCTCATCCACTGGTTAACCTCGACCTCTCGGTTCATCATCGTGATGGCCTCGGTCTCAGAGCGGTTGGCGGTCTGGCGAAGCTCGAACCCATTGCCCAGCGTATGACTTGCGTAATTAGTGAACGCTGACATCAGACTGAACTTATTATGCCCTCTCACTTCCGCTTCCTGCATATAAAGCTCAAACATTTTCTCCTGCTTCTGTTTCGAGGGAATGATGTCTTCGAGCAGTGCCTTGACCGATGTCTCCTGCATCGATGTCTGGGCAAACACTTTGAGCCTATCGCTCTCGGCATAGAAATCATTCTTTGCTCTGCGCAGTTCATTAATAAATGCTTCGAGCGAGAACTGGCTGCTGTTCTTGCGTCGAACTGTCGAATATTCACCACTGATGCAGCCATTGGTGCAGAACATATCGATGTTGCCGAATAGCGTAGTATTCGATCCAGCCTTACCATCGACACCGTGCAGCGCGATGATCCGCTGGCGTATCGATGTCTTGTGTCCTGTGTCGGTCTCGATCTCAGTGCTGATTGATGGGAACTGAACATCCATGAGAGCGAACCCACCCATGCGGCCTGACTTAAAGCGAACCTCTGCGCCAACGATGTCATCACCTTGCAGGTTCTCGGTCACTTGGTCCCAGACCCCATTGAAGAAGTCAGCGTGTGACGCGCACTTGAAGCCCTCGCCAACGTGGCCCATTGCCTCGCCAGTGATGGGATTAATCACGAACTTATGACCAGCCATGCGCGATGGCTCATAGACTGGGTCAAAGTTGAGTGATGTTGGGATGTCGATGTTGCGGTTAATTGTTGTAAAATCTAAAGGCATTTGATTGGTCCTTATACCTAGTTGAATAAAAAGCTCAGAATATCGAGCCAGAGTGAAAGCCCCCCATATAGAAGGAGACCGTAGCGGATCACTTTACCGCCGTGATTTTGCCGTCCTTCATAGTGACTTGTCCGAACCACTCACGGCCTTGGCCTGTGATATGTGGGCGGTTGCATACTGTCAGTGTCCCATTGGCCTGATACTCAGGGCCGAATAATGAGGTCTCAATATACTTCAGACGCTGACCGATGTTTTCTTTCATCACTTTTTTGGACGGGTAGTTTGCTATTAATGTCATGTGAACTCCTGTTCGTTGGTTGTTATCGAGCCGCACTGGTGGCGACTGTTCGAAGTCTACATTAGTGACGTAAATAAGTCCACAATTAAATGATGTAACAAATTCCATAGAAAAACACTCAGGAAATCTGCATTATCTGCGACGAGCAAAAAACTGCGACGAGCGGCAGGAGACAGGTAAATTTTATGTTGATCTCACATTTAGACTGCTATAGACAAGTATTCACTTGTTCGCGCAGGGAAATTTTTTTCAAATCAAAACAGCAAAGGAGCCAATAAAATATGACTAATCTAATAACTGACATTAAAGATGCGCTCTATAATGCTACCAAAGCTGCGCAGAAAGAGGGCAAAGACTATAGTGTTGTTTACCTACCAGAATCGGATACGGCAATACACATGGCTACAGACAGTGAGCCAGAGGCATACGGCTGGGAGATCATAACTACGGTCCAATTACGTAAGTAAGCATACACTTGTTCGCGCAGGGAAATTAGATCGCTTCGGCGGTCTTTTTTTATGCCTGTTAACTTTTTAGTTGACCGACCTGTTAACTCCACTATAAAATGCTGTACATCAACAATCAGAAAGGACCAATCTATGTTGAAGCTAATAAATAACTACCTCGAAGACATGACCTTACCGAATGCTCACAAGGTCTTGGACTATGCACGTAAGCACCCGACTTGCTTCGTCGGACTTAACCGCACGGAGATCAGTATCTACAAGGCTATCGTAGCCAACTTGGGGGAGGTGCGTAAGTAATGGAAGCCAAGATCGTTATCACTCAGCGTATGCTGAACAAGTCCATTATTGACGCTAATAAGTCGGTGGTAGACTTCGCCAAAAAGTATCTAACTACGACCTTTTGCGACCTAGAGAACGGCGAAAAGACTACTGTCCCAGCCGTGTTCGAGGACGATACTGCCACGGAGATACGTTTGTACCGTAGACCTCGCGGAGACAAGCTCATGTCCATCAAGGACATCAAGAAGCACGTTTCAGTGGGCGACACCATCACCTTTAAGCATGAGGCTGGGCTTACCTACGTAGAAGTGCGCGGCAAGGACAATGTCGTGAAGCTAACCCCACGCAACCACTTTGTGCGTGTACACGTGGAGAAGGCGGCATGAAGGCTCCCTACGTAAGACCACGCATGAGAGGCAACACTAGGGTCTTTGACCTACGGCCTACTCCTGAATTAAAGAAGGCGTTTCCCGATATCAGTCGGGAGACCTACACCACCCCGCAAGAGGCCAACGCCAGAGGCTACGAGTGGAAGCGTAAGTTTGAGGCTTGGAAGGCTGGTAACCACGAAGACATCTACGTAGACAACCGCTCTGTCGAGGCTCTGGTCAATCACTACAAGTCGTCTATGGCCTACGGTAACATCAAGGCTGCTGCTACTAAGAGATCGTATGAGGGTCACCTACGGCACGTTCTGCCTGTCTGCGTATCTAACACAGCATTTGCTAAAATGAATGTGTCAGACGTTGACTACGAGTACGCACAAAAACTGTGGCTACACATACAGTCTGACGTAAGTACACACAAAGCCAACCACACTTTCAAGGTTCTCAAGCTAGTCTGGAACGAGGGTCTACGCTCAGGGAAGGTAAAGTCTAACCCCTTTGCCTTGGTCAAGCTACCCAAGCTGCCAGACAGACAGGTTCTGTGGCCCGAAGAACATATATGGGGCATGGTGCAGCACTGTGACGACATGGGCTACCACAGTATGGGTACAATGCTGGTCATGTGCTACGAGTTCTGCCAGCGTCCTGTTGACGTAAGGACCATGCGGTGGGGTAATATCGACGGCAAGACAGGCGTGTCTCACTTCACTCAGAAGAAGACAGGCAAGCAGATGTCTATCAAGGTAACTAACTCTGTTAAGCAGCGTCTGCACTTACACCAGCACCGTAACTCTGATGATTACATATTCGCATACGAGAATACTGGGAGACCCTACAGTCAGGATCGATGCAATAAGTTCTTTAGAGCCGCTGCCGATAGCTACGGACTGCCAGAGGTTCCACTAGTAGGTCAGTTAAATGATGACGGTAGCCAGCGATATACCAAACTGTGGATGGCTGACCTTCGACGCACAGGAGCTACTCACGCGAGTAGGGCAGGGTGTACTGACCGACAGTTGATGGCCCTGACAGGCCACAAGAACCCGCAGATGTTAGTGATCTACGCCCTAGAGGGTGAGACAGAGAGTACAATGGCTAATCAGAAACGAGGCTTAATTTAATGGGATTTCATAGAACAGTAAAAGTAATTCAGCGCGGCAGACCTTGCCGTCTATTTGGACAGGACTTCATCAGCATTGCTCAGGCGGCACGACACTTTGGTATCAGCCACACGTTTGCGCGGGAGATGATCCACAACGACAGACACAAGGAGTGTGACCGCGACGACATACGTAGAAACTGGGTTAACAAGCACATTAACCAGATGACCCCTGAAGAGCGTCAGAGGGCCAAGGAGCGTGAAGAGGCTAATCGTGATGAAAAAGATAACATACGAAAGGGGGCGACATGGAATACTTCTTCGCTCTCTACGTAGAGTATGCAATCCAAGGCAGGGATATACAGACGTATATACTTCTGCCGAGTTCAGAAGCCTGTCAGATAGCAATACGCACTAATGAGAATATGCCTGAGTATTTTAACGCCGATGGTGACGTTAATATGTGGTGCTTGGAGACAGGTGTCATGTCTAGATCAATCAGACCAGTACTGCGAGGTGAAAATGGATAAGTCAGGTATCATTGGTGTAGAGACTGTAGAAGAACACGAAGACGGTTCCGCTACGTATCAGTTTCACATGGACGACAAGTGCAGAAACTTACTGACAGAGGAAGGCTTGAAGCTGGTACTCTACTGCGCAGCCGCCAAGCTGGATATGCAAATAGTCTATGACTTCATAGAAGATCACATTCGAGAGATGTCCGATGGTTAAGATCAAATATATATGCAAGAAGACTGGCGCAGTGTTCGCCTACAAGAACACAACTAAGTCAGTGGCTGATAAAGAAATCAACAATCCCAGACTAACAGAATCCAGACTGGAGATTGAGTCGGTCAAATAATAATAACGTGAGTGGCAAAAATGGCAGACTGCCACAAAGCTATCTGCCATGCCACTTACACTAGCCAAACAGTTATTTATCTAATAATATCAAATAGTTGGCTCCGGCGGTAGGGATCGAACCTACGACCAATTGATTAACAGATGATGTTTAAAATCAATGGCTTATGATATACTTACATTAATACCTGTTAACTTTAAGTGTTTTAATATAGCACTTAATTAGTTGTTGACTAAATTGTTTTTGACGATAAGCTGACGCTGTCCCTGCGAAGGGGCAGTATAACCAACGGACTAGAGATGACCTACTTAGAGCAGTTAGAAATAGTAAAGACTATTAATATCAGAGAGGGGGATACTATAGTAATCCAATGCCCTTTCTGTGGTGGTTATAAGAAGCTAGCAGTCTCTAAAATAGATGGTCAACTAAAGTGGTTCTGTTATAGAGCAAGCTGTAATGGAAGAGGCATATACCAAGGTAGACGTTCTCTTCAGTCTTCCAAAGACTATCTAGCAAAAGTATCTAAGCCGACTGCTAAGGTTAAACCATTACCCGAGATAACTACTTCAGTAGATAACCATAAACCAGCAATCGACTTCCTGAAGTCTGTGAATAGTCTAGAGGCTTACCAGAACGGATGGATAGATGTACGCTACGCACCAGCCGAAGACCGAGTAATGTTCTACGCAGATAGAGGTGCAGTGGGTAGATGCCTGAAACCCTATGGACCTAAGTGGATGACTTATGGTGTCATCGAAGGCGGTGTACACGTAGGTGAGGGAACTGATGCCGTACTCGTAGAAGACATACCATCAGCCTGTAGTGTAAGTAGACTAGACGGCTACGTAGGTGTGGCAATGCTAGGTACAAACTTGACTTCCACAATAAAGCAGTCAATTAGTTGTTACACTAATAGGTATTTAGTTCTTGACAAAGACGCGAACACTAAGGCACTCAATACAATCAGAAGTAAAGATAAGACCCTAAAGCTGCGACTAACTGAGAAAGACCTTAAATGGCTCACTACAGAACAGATAAACAATTTACTACGGTAAGTAGCGTATTTACGTGGGCCTTTATTACTTGTGGGGGTAATAGGTCTAGAGTAAATCGCAGAAGATCACGTACTAAGGCGGCAGAGCGTCCTATAAAAATGATGACTTATGTGGTGTCATTACAGAATCCCCCTAGCGGTCCTCCGATTCATTCCTTATAGCTGCCAATCACTATCCAGAGGACAACTGGGTTAACAAAAACACCGTCTAGGCCACCAGTACAGACGTTAAAGTTAAAGGAATGGTATAATGAAAGCTAGAGGAATAGCTATAATCGATCTAGAAATTGAGGGGGGCTTCCGAGAAGCCGCTGCTGAAGAAGAAGCACTAGAGAAGCTGATACGTGAATACTGTGAAAAGAACCCACGGGTAATTACGTATCAGTGTGAGCTTCGAGAACGCCGAGGCGAGGCTGGTTCTGTAGACCTGAGTAAAATGAAATTCAGAGCCAACTAGTACTACTAACGTAATCAAACTAATTAGCCCCTTCTGCAAAGTTGGGGCTTTTTTTATTTCGCTAATTGGTCTACTATAGCACTCTATTAATTGTTAATGGATAGCGAAGAATGGACCAATCACTTCTTAAAAGCTGCCTTAACCACTCATTCTATGAGGAAAATAAGGCAAAACTTCGAGCATCACTGTTCGACGAGACTATGAAAGATGTATTCGAGACAATTATCTCGATGCACGATAAGTTTGAGAAGGACATTACGCCTCTTGAACTATTTACTTACTGGAAGTCTAAAAATCCTACATCGACGGGTTCGTGGTCGGCTGAGATTGAAGACCTAGTAAATTCTATTTCCAATGCTGATGACATAGACAGTGCCGTAGCTAGTGATGTCATCGAGACACTCTGGCGGCAGCACATTGGTTTAGACATTGCCCAGCTAGGTATATCAATGTCTGAGGGTGATGCCTCTGCAATGGACAAGCTGAATACTCTTTTGGACCGTGTATCAGATGGATACCTACCAGATAACTTTAATGACTACATAGTCACAGACGATATCTACGAGCTATTAGCTACTGTATCAGACGACAATAGATTTAAGTTTAACATCGAGACCCTGAGTAGAAATGTGTATGGCATTGGGCGCGGAGAGTTCGGTGTCATTGCGGCATACTCTAATGTAGGCAAGACGGCA